TGCAATAAGATAGTCGTCTGGGTGTGTAGAGATTATATTCCCATCAGGAGAAATAACAGCGTCATTAACTTTTCGTGATTTATTAATGCCCATTAAACTTGACCAAGTATCTAACAAATTATCAACAAAAGATTTATCTTGATTTGTTTTTGCTGGCAACTTCCATTCTGTATTGGTATTAATTGCATTTGAATTTGATTCTCTAACAGCATCTTTTGTAGTAGCGAGTGCTTGTGCAGAGTTAATAGCAGTAAGGTTGTCTAATGTTTGTTTTTCTTTATCATTAAGTCTGTCTAACTGTTTTTCAAAAGATTTTGTGTTTTGACCTCTTGCCTCGGCTTTTGCTTTTTCAGTTTCAATAAATATACGAGCAGACTCAAAATATCCTTTGATTTCTGACTCAACTCTCAATGCCTCTTGGTTTTTAATCTGGTCTTTCTTTTCTGTAATAACACTAGCAATTTCATTTTGTTGTTTAATTATTTCCTGTTTTTCTACGGCAAGACCTGCCAACTTTTCTTTTAGTTTTATTTTTTCAAGTTCGCTTTCTATTTTTAAATCTTCTAGTTTTCTTTCAAATTCAGTAAGTCCTGCTCTTCGTCTAGCCTCTGTGAATTCAGCCTCTAGTCCTTGTTTTAGTGTAGCAGAATTTGCTAATGCTAATTGTTCTTGTTCTAGTTGTGATTGTAATGTAGATATTTCTTCTTCGGCTTTTCTTTTGGAATCACGACTAGCCTCACTATCTTTCATTTTTCTTAATTCACTTTTCTTTTCTGCTATCTGCTTTGTAATTTCAGCAACCTTTTCTTCTTGGTCGATAAATAATTGAGCAGTAGACATTTTAATTTTAGACTGCCTATTATTACTATCTTGTACAGCATCTGAAATCTGCTTATTAATTTTTGAAACACTTTCGCCAACTTTAGCCATCTCTTTTTCCATCCCAATAATTTCACCTCTTAATGTATCTATTGAAGTTGTATATATATCTGTTCCATCTCTTAAAGCGTATAAACTTTTTACATTAGCATTAGAGCGAGTATTTAAATCATTTAAAGAATTTGTCATTGTTCTGACACTTTTTCCTAACCTTCCGTCAATAACAAAAGCAACAGTTGTTAATGCTATTATAATTAATCCTAAAGAACCAAGTGATGCGTTTACTGATATTCCTAGTTTAGCGAAAGCACCCTGAAGAATAACCATACCAAACTTAATCTTGGGAACAATTAGACCTAAAGAAGTCAACAAGAATAATAGACCACTGACTGCTAACCCAGCACTTATAATTAATTTAGTAAGTAAAGGATTAGTTTTAATCCAATCTTTCATACTAGCAACAATTTTTGTTACATTCTTAATTAAACCAGCAGAAGCATCACCAAAAACAGAACCAATTTCAGCCATCAATAGTGTGACATTATCTTTTAGAGTAGAAAATAAACCAGAAATAGTTTGCGATTGTTTTTCCATCTGGTTTTCAAAAATTCCTCCCTCTGCAGTTAGACTTTGTAGAGATGCTTCCATTTTATCAAATGACAATTCTCCTTTACTAGCCATATCAAAGATAGCCTCTTTAGTTACTCCAAATTCTTTAGCAAGAGCATCAATAATCGGAATACCTCTCTCTGACATCTGCAATAACTCTTCTGTCATCGCCTTTCCTTTTGTTTTTACTTTACCGAATATTTGTGATAATTCAGCCAAGGGAATTTGAGCACCAGCAGAAATATCTCCCAAGAATTGTAAACTATCTTTAGCACCATCAGCACTAAATCCAAAAGCAATAAGTGTTCGTGTAGCCTGAACTATATCCTCAAACTGAAAAGGTGTTTTTGCAGAAAATTCAGCCAAATCCTTAATCAAGTCTTTAGCATCTTGTGCAGAACCAAGCATTGACTCAAAAGCGACTTCTGCTTGTTCAAATTTAGCGAATTGTCTAACTGCTAAACCAACAGAACCAGCAATCGCTGTAAAAGCAATTAAACTGGTTTTCTGTACTTTCTTTAAATCTTTCTCAACATTTTTTAATTGACCACCAAAACCCTTTTCGAGTTCTTTCGATGCTTTGTCTTTTAAATCAAGAATTATTTGTAATGTTTGAGATTGTGCCATTGGTTTTTATTCTAGTTTTTATTCTTTAACTTCTTTAGTTCCCTCATTTGTAGGAAATTTTTTTCAGAGATAATTCGTAAATACATTTTTATATCATCATCATCTAATTCCTTAATCTGTTTAGGTGTCCAACCGTATTTTTCAGATAAAATCTCCATCTTGATGTAGTTGCAAGGTGTTTTTTTACCCTCCAACTGTCTACGGAGTTCATCAGTATCAAGAGTTAGTTTTTTTTTGACAAAGAATCAATAGCCTCCATAAGAGTATCTCCGTCTTCAACAGATAGTTCATCTTGCCACTCACGAGTCCACTTAATCTCTTTTAATTCTTTATCTATAATTTTAATAACACCACACTCTAGAGCTTTGTATTTACTTTCTAGCATAGCATCTGTGTTGAACTGAAAACCAACATCAGAACCAGCAGAGTTTGCAGAATTAATATCAGCACCTTTCATTAAAGTTGCTTGTATCTTTTCTCTATCTCCCCAAGTAAAGGCATCTTTTATTTCTACTTCACATTTTGTTAATTTTACTACCATTTTTTTATTTAGTTTATTCTATTAAACTGTTCCTAGTACATATTCATCTGTAACATTTCTAACAATAGCAGTTGATTGTTCTCCGTCTGCTGTGTTGTAAAACGCCTTGAATGAAACTTCTTCTGTAACTAATTCATCTGCTCCTCCACTTCTTGACCAGTCCTGAATTTGAGTTTTATTTAACAGAATTGTAACTGTTGGAGAATTTGAACCTGCTAATGTGGCATCTCCTGCAATAACTATTTGCATATAGTTGGCTGTGTCTGATGTAAACAAATCTTTGAAAGTATCATCTGTGTAGTTTTTAGTAAATGAACCTTCGATTGCCATTTTACCATTGTAGATTGCGTTTGGACTGTAAGAACCAAAACAATAATCTGAAATAGCACCTGTATCGAATGAAATCGATATATCTTTTAGACAAATTGCATCTGCACTTGTTAATCCAGCCTCTGTACTTGCTGTTTTTACAGTAATATCTTTTCCGATGAAATCTCTTTCAACATCATATGATGGTGTTTGGCTGTTTGAACTAGCCTCACTTGCCATAATATTTGCTGTATATCTAACGAAATCATCAACTGATGCGTTAATTTCTAGTGTATTGATAACACCATTGTTGAATACTTCCTGATTAACTCCTCCGTCTTTAGCAAAGATAGAAAGTGTAGGGTGAATAATATTTTGTAGCATTGAGAATGAGTGGTCATAAACCTCTCCAGCCTCAACTTCTGTAACTGAAACATCTCCATAAATTTGAGCGAAGAAATATCCAATTAAATCTGCGTGAACAATACCTGCTAAATCACCGTCGAAAGATTTCTTAACAACTCTTGAATTTTGTGAATCCTCTAATACACCCATTGTACTATCATCAATAATCTTTTCACTTCTAGCCATTATATCGGCTGATACCTTTTTAACCCATTTGTCGGCTGTTGTTTCGGCAGTACCAATTGTACTTTCTAAAGCAATTCCGAGTTCGATTTCTTTTCCTACGAATTCTGACATATTATTATTATTATGTTTTTTTATTAATTAATGTGGTTGGACACTCACATTTGTTTTTATTATAGCACTAAATTCCTAATTGTCTTTCAGATATTTTATTTCCAAGATACAATCAAGATATGCTAATTTACTTTTATCTTCAATAGCCATACCTGAATCAGCCTGTGATAGAACACTCCAAGTCCTATGTCCCTCAATAGTGTTTCCGTTCCAGTTCTCATCAAAATGAGCAGACAAATTATCGTATAATTTAGGAATCATAACTTCACTAATATCTTCAGGACTTTTCCCAGCAACATTTAAGAGTACATATATTCTAAAAGTGGCAACCCTCATATTCTCTTCATTTGTTTCAAAAGTGTTGCTAGAACTTTCCCAATTACAAATAATAGACGGATAGCGATTTGGTTGAGCATCTCTATACATATAAACATCCTGTATTCCCTCAATAGTGTTTAATTGTGTTTTTAATATTTCAATTAGTTCTTTCATATTGTCATTGTATCATTATTTACCCCCAAGACTATCAACAATATTTTTTAATAATCTTTCAGCATCTCTGTTGATGTCTTTTTCAGATTGTTTTGCAGTCCACTCTAACCAAGGTCTTTTTGGATGAATATATTTACCATAACTCGCTTTTTTATTATCTTGGTAATAAGTTAATTTAAAAGGTTCAAATTTTGATTTATGTGAACGCAATAAGTTTCCTGTTGCTACTGGAACACCACCCCCAGAACCACCTACACGCCAAGGACTAGAACCAGCCTTTGATTCTAGTCTTGTGTTTGCTCTATATAGAAAATTCTTTGTTTCTTGTGCAACAATTGTAGGATGTCTGTGTATTGCTCTCTTTAAAGAATCGTATTCAAGTTTAATATTCATATAACTTTGCTATTTACATTTAACTACAGCCAATTTTCGGACAGTCAGGAGGGTATTATGCCTCATTGTTGTCTGTTTCTTTCTCTAGTTGAAGTTCCCAGTGTTTATTTATTCCGATAAACGAATTATCTTGAATTGCTCTAACTCCGTATCTTTCAGAGTTTATGGTCAAAACATCTCCCTCTTTTACAGCACTAGCAGATGAACACCAAAATAAATGGGACAGAGTGAATCTATCTCCAATATTCGTGATTAATTCTGGACTTGCTTGTTGTAGATGACCTTTAAATGAGGAAACTACCCCTTCACTAGAAATATCATTACCATTTCCATCAACAGTCCATACCAATCTTTTTATTTCTGCTGTTGTTGTATATTTACTTGCAATCATTTTAAATTCTAATTACTTTTCTTGAGTTAATTATATCCAATGCCTGATTATAATCTGATTTTTGTGATTCAGTTACATATTTAACAGAATAATTACCTATTTTTTCACTCTCAATCTCTCCGTCTTGATTTGTTTGTGCGAGAATTATTCCTGATGTAAGAATTACAGTAGCCTGTTTAATATCCTCTGGGACAGAATTCGCATAACCCCATTTAACATTGATTAATACATTTTTTATCTTTTTTGAGAAAATACCACTCTTTAAGATAATTGTGTTCTTTACAGTTGTGTTATGTGGGAAAGTAACGAAATCACTCTCAACCTCCATATTTTCACCGAAAGAATCACCGATAGAAACAGTAGGAACTCCAACAAAATCACCAACCTCCATATTCTGACATCCATTTCCGTCAAAATATCTATCAGTTGCAGTAGTATCGACTAACCACTCACGATTAGTCCTCAAAGAAACCAGATTAGACATTGCCTCTATCCAACCATCAATTTGAGATTGAAATTCAAGTGCAACATCTATTCCTAGGTAGTTTTCTATATCTTCTACTGTGCAATATTGTTTATCCATTTAATTTTTTATTATTTGTTTTTGTTTTTCTTCTCTACTTTTTTACCTTCAGTTTTCACAACTTTTTTTGGTGTTGCTACTTCTTGTTTGTCTTCTTGTTTGTCTTCTTGTTTGTCTTCTAATTCAACATCCTTTTGTTTAATTTCAGCACCTTTCATTTGAGTATTTCTACGCCATTCCATTAACTGAAAATCTCTTTTCTTTC